TGACATGATTAGGGGAATGGTTGGTAGCGACCGTAAGGTATTTTATGTGTCTGGTGAGGTAGACGCTAGCGATCGTGAGCAAATACGTGGTATAGTAGAGCGACAGACTAACGCTATCATCGTAGCTAGTCTAGGAACCTTCAGTACAGGTATCAATATTAGAAACCTACATAATATTATATTTGCGACTCCGTCGAAGTCTCAGGTTAAAGTGTTGCAGTCTATCGGACGTGGTCTCAGGCAGAGTGATGACGGCTCTACCACTAAGCTGTATGATATAGCTGATGACTTACACACTAAGAAGCACAAGAACTTTACCCTGCAACATTCAGCAGAACGCATTAAGATGTACACAAAAGAAGGGTTCAGATATAAGATCTATCCGGTTGATCTGAAGCCCCCTAAAAATGAGGTAGATGATGGAATATTCGGTTAAGCAGTTTAAGTTGGTTACTGGAGAAGAACTAATATGCGAAGTACTAGAAGAGTCTCCGCACTCTATTGCTGTACGCAACGCGTTTGTACTGCACGAAAAAGATACTGCTGATGGGTTCAAGTACTTTACGTTCAGAACATTTATGACGTATCAAGACACTCCGTTAAGTGTTATGTTGATTATGTCGGATAAGGTGGTTGGTATGGCTATACCAACTGTTGATATGTTAGATCAGTTCCACAAAGCATTAGAAGAGCTAGCTGAACACTTAGCTAGCTGGGCTGACGAAGAGGAGGAGTATTACAATCCGCCCACCCTGCAGACTAAACCACGAACCGGTAACCTATACTCGATTAAAGGCGGTCTAGATAGCAGTGATCACTTGACCGATGCATTAGACAGTGACACGACGGGATTGATTCCAAATTAGCTTATATTCCCCTCTTCAACCACAAATGATATTATACGCCATGAATCGCGAACAGTCAACTTATTTTTTTCCTTTACTTCTAGGATCAACTGTAGTATAATACTATGACTGATAATAATGGGTAATTAATTTTTATGAGAGTAGGTTTTACATGCAGCACCTTTGATTTACTTCACTCGGGTCATGTTGAAATGCTGAGAGAAGCTAAGGAACAATGCGACTATTTGATATGTGGTCTACAGGTGGATCCGTCAATAGATCGACCGGAGAAAAACGCCCCTATTCAAACTTTAGTGGAGCGTCACGTTCAATTGGCCGCAATCAAATATGTTGACGAAATCATTCCTTACCAGAGTGAAGATGATCTGGTTGATATTCTCAACATGATCAATATTGACGTAAGAATAATTGGTGTTGAGTATAAAGATACTACGTTTACGGGGCGTGCCACTTGTGCTAAACGTGGAATTGAGATATACTATAACAAGAGAGATCATAGATTCTCTTCAAGTGACTTACGCAGGCGAATTGTAGGGTCTGTGATACTAGATTAATATAGGTGAATTATGAAAGCTAAAGAAAAGCCACATTATGTGAACAATAAGGAATTCTCTACCGCGGTAGTGGAGTATTGTGTAAGCTGTAAGGAGCAACTAGACGCTGGTAATAATCGTCCAATAGTTCCTGATTACATCGCACAATGTTTCTTGCGTATTGCTGAGGGGTTATCCCATAAAGCCAACTTCGTGAGATATACGTACCGTGAAGAAATGGTAATGGATGCTGTAGAAAATTGCTTGAAGGCAATTGAAAACTATAACCTAGAGGCAGCAACTCGATCTGGGCTACCCAATGCGTTCGCTTACTTCACACAGATATCTTGGTACGCCTTTCTGCGTCGCATTCAGAAAGAGAAGAAGCAGCAAGACATTAAGATGAAGTTTATATCAGAAGCTGATCTATCAGAGTTTATATTCGAGGATGATGGATCTGATGCGGAGCAAAACTCTCCGTTCCTAGATTCGTTACGCCAACGGATAGATGTGGTCAAAGAGGCTGATAACCAGTTCAAAGAGTATGCCAAGGAAGAACGGAAACGAAAGCGCCGAGCCGTGATCGTCGATTCAGACCTGTCAGATTTTCTCGACTGATTTGAATAAAACGCTTGACTAAATAGCGATATTTTGGTATAATATCGATCATTATAGTTAAATAGGTATATTATGAAGCTCGCAATTCTAAACGATACACATTGCGGCGTTAGAAATTCCTCCGATATTTTTATGGAATATCAGGAGCGTTTCTACCGCGATGTATTCTTTCCATATTTGCTAGAGAACAACATAGATCAGATTCTGCACCTGGGTGATTACTATGATAATCGTAAGACTATCAACCTCAAGGCGCTGCACCACAATCGTAGAGTGTTTCTATCTAAGTTACGTGAGTATGGTATTACCATGGATATCATTCCAGGTAATCACGATACGTTCTATAAAAATACCAATAACCTCAACTCTCTCAAGGAGTTGATGGGACACTACATCAACGAAGTTGATATCATAATGGATCCTACAGTGCGTACTTATGGTGACGTCAATTTTGGATTGGTCCCATGGATATGTTCGGATAATTATGATCGCTCCATGAAGTTCTTAGAGACTTGCGGGGCTGACGTGATAGCTGGGCACTTTGAGCTAGGCGGCTTTGAGATGGATGCTGGTCATGTGTGCCGCGACGGTATGGATGCTAAGCCTCTGACACCATTTGAGCTTGTTATATCTGGTCACTTCCACACTAAGTCGAACCAAGGTAATATACACTACCTAGGTTCACAGATGGAATTTATGTGGAGCGATGCTCACGATGCAAAATATTTCCACATATATGATACAGAGACGCGTCAACTAATCCCTGTGCAAAACCCCGAGACTATTTTTCATAAGGTATATTACGATGAAACAAGAGTCAATCACTTCGAAGATCTTAGCTACCTAGACAACAAGTTCGTCAAAGTTATAGTAACTAATCGGTCTGACATGAAGAAATTCGAGCGATACATTGACCGGATTCAACAGCAGAAGATATATGAACTCAAGATCGCTGAAGACTTTAATGAGTTTCGTGGTGAAAACGTACGAGACGAAGATTTAAAGGTTGATGATACAGAGACTTTGATATACAATTATATACAAGAAGTTGATACCGACTTGGATAAAGACCGCATTAAGTCGGTTGTTTCCGATCTAATGATTGAAGCACAGAGTGTAGAAATAGCATGATAATATTTCGTAAACTCCGTTGGAAGAACTTTCTTTCGACTGGAAACTATTACAGTGAGATAGACTTCACTAAGGCCAGCACCAATTTAATTGTTGGCGAGAATGGTGCAGGTAAGTCGACTATGTTGGACGCCCTGTCGTTTGCGCTGTTTGGTAAGTCTCACCGAAACATTACTAAGGGCCAGCTGGTAAATTCCATCAACAATAAGGGATGCGTGGTTGAGGTTGAGTTCACCGTAGGCGCACGAGACTACCGTGTCCGACGTGGGATCAAGCCGGCTGTATTTGAGATCTGGAAAGATGATGTTATGATCAACCAGAGCTCTCATGCTAAAGAGTATCAAGAGATTCTAGAAAAGAATGTGCTGCAAATGTCGCACAAATCTTTTCACCAAATTGTTGTTCTCGGTTCATCTTCGTTCGTTCCGTTCATGCAGCTGAACTCATCTTCTCGCAGAGACGTGATTGAAGATCTACTCGATATTAATATATTCAGTAAAATGAATACAATTCTTAAAGAGAAGTCAGCTCAGCTCAAAACCGAAATCGAGACAAACACCCATTCGATTGAAGTAGTTAAAACTAAGATTGCGGCCCAGAAGAAATATATCCGCGATCTAACAGCGATTAATACCCAGCACCGCAAGGAGAAGGAAGCTGAGATAGCGGAGCTACAGCAGGAGATAACAAGCCTTAACGACGCTAATACAGGACTGGCGGATAGCGTTAGTACCATGTTACCTGTTGTTACGGCGGAGCTAGCTGGGGTGCGTGAGAGCAAGCAGAAGCTTGAGCAGTACAACGCTCAGTTTAATACCAAGGTCAAGGCAGTGGTTAAGGAGGCTAAGTTCTTCGAGGATAATGAAAGTTGTCCTACCTGCGACCAAGTAATTGGTATAGAGCTACGTCAAAGTAAAAGAGAAGGTGCTGCTGAAAAAGCTAGGACCCTCAAGGTGGCGATGGATAAAGCTGACGCTCAGCTGGAGATATTTAACACTAAGATTGGTGATCTAGAGATACAGTTGCAATCTATACTCACTGATCAGAATATGTTGAACAACAACCAACAAACTATAGAGAGACTCAATCGCAATTGTGACAAGATCAGATCCGACCTAACTGCGATGGCTGATAGCGATGGCGATATGTCAAAAGCAAACACCGATCTGCAGTCGTTAGAGGACGAGCAACTACAACTCACCGATGGTAAGTATATATTGAATGAGAGGGCGTCATACAACCGTATAGCCGGCGAATTACTGCGCGACACGGGTATTAAGACAAAGATCATCAAACAATATGTTCCAGTGATCAATGAGCTCACAAATAAGTATCTGCAGATCTTAGATTTCTTCGTTCACTTCGAGTTGAATGAAAGTTTTAATGAGACTATACGCTCTCGCTTCAGAGACTCGTTTTCGTACGATTCATTCTCTGAGGGTGAGAAACAGCGCATAGACTTGTCTTTATTGTTTACTTGGCGTACAATTGCCAAGATGAAGAACTCGGTATCAACCAATCTTCTTGTGTTGGACGAGACGTTCGATTCGTCATTGGATGATGATGGTGTCGACAACCTAATGAAGATCATCGAAAGCCTCAAAGAGGATACCAACGTGTTTGTTATCTCTCACAAGAGCGAGCTCGAGGATGCACATTTTGAGCGTAAAGTGGAGTTCTTTAAAGATAAGAATTTCAGCAAGATGAAAGAAATAACTTGATTATTACAATTAACTTGGGTATAATACCCACTACATTATGAATTGAGGAAGTATATCCATGCAACTATCAACACGAACTATCGACATTCTTCGTAACTTCTCCTCTATCAATGCCAATCTGGTGGTTGATAGCGGTAACACTATTAAGACTATGTCGGCTGCCCGAAACTTAGTTTCGAGTGCGACAATTGAAGAAACCTTTCCACAATCGTTTGGGGTATATGACTTAGCGGAATTCTTGTCCGTTATTGGATTGGTAAATAATCCGCAGATTACATTCTCCGACAACTACTGTACAGTATCGGATGCGTCTGGGTTATCGTCTATCAAGTACTTCTATTCAGATAGAGAGATGCTATCTTATCCGAAGAAGGACATTGAGATGCCTCCGTGTGAAGTTAAGTTTATTCTTAATGTTAATGTGCTGCAGCAAATTAAAAGAGCGTCATCTGCATTAGGACACAAGGAGATCTCAGTAACTCCATCCGGTGGTTCTATCCAGCTGAGTGTAGTAGATCCTAAGGACAATACATCGAATTCATTCTCTGTTATTGTTGATGGACAGTACCCAGAGGATTCAGATTTTAACCTAGTATTCTCGG